GCTGAATATGCTACACATATCCAAGGTCTCATACCTAGTCTGTATGATAATTCCCACTGTCTTCCCATGTATGCTGAGATACCGATAAGGAAGTGGAATATTACCAACTGGTAAGGACCACCATTATATAACCACTCGTCTACAGTTGCTGCTTCCCAGATAGGGTAGAAGTGTAGTCCGATAGCGTTTGATGATGGGACAACAGCACCAGAAATGATGTTGTTACCATACAAGAAAGAACCTGCTACAGGCTCTCTGATTCCGTCGATGTCGACAGGAGGTGCTGCTATGAAAGCAACGATGAAGCATGCTGCTGCTGTTAGCAAACATGGAATCATCAATACACCAAACCAACCTACGTATAGGCGGTTGTTAGTGGATGTAACCCACTCGCAAAACTCGGGCCAGCCTGCTAAGAGACCAGTCGATTTGCCTGTTCTTGAAAGAGTTGTCATTAATAAGACGTTTAAGTAGGGCATCAAGGGTAGATGCGAAACTTATTTCCAGTAATCCCTCACTACTGGATAGAAAGACGAAGTATTATACTGCCTATAGGTCTTGGTTTGAGAGCAGTTGTGCAAGTGGATGGCGATCCTTTCGAGTCCATTGCAAGGTTAAGTTTACATTTCTTAACGTAACTTCCATACTATATATGCATTTCAACATTTTGTCAAGCCCAAATTTCCTCTTTTAAATGCTCGTGCATGGTTGGCATCTGCTCTGCTAGTTTCTTGACAGCATTGTGATGTGTTATCCACTTCTGTGTATCAAAATCTACCCAGTCATTAAAGTATCTGTTGAGTCTCTCGTTGACATTGGTGTAACCTGACCCTGCAAGGATGTAAACGATAGGGTCTTCCCCATGAGGTATCTCTTCTCCTGTTACCATTGCTTGTAAGATTACTTTGTGTGCTCCGCTTATCTCATACTCTATCTCATCTGTAACGTGTCTCCAGAATGGTGTGTCTCTACGTCTAGAGTAATAGTAATGTGACTCTACAAATTCTCTCCACCCATCCATGTGCTCTGCTAGGTTGTAATTATATCTGTCTCTAGCAAACTGGCCTGGTAATGCATCTTGTTTGAGAATATCTAGGAGTGCAAGGATACCATGATGTGTATTGAATAATGATGTAGATTCTAATGGCTCAATGAATCCATATGATAATCCAATAGCAACACAGTTAGCAGTCCATGCTCTATCATGTCTGCCTTGTTTAAATTCTATCTTTCTATACTCCTCGTGTCCAAACTCCTCTGCAGCATCTTTTTCTGATTGAAACTTAGATGAGTATACAAATCCTTTACTGATGAAATCCCATGTAGGTATAGTCCACTGCCATCCTGCAGTTTTACCTTGAGCATTTGTATATGCTACCATCTCTTCTTCTATATTAGTAGAGTAATCTACTTTAGTAACCAGTGCAGTATCAGTAAGAATATTATCGTATGGTATCCAGTCACTTGTCTTGTCAAATAATACTGATGATTGTCCAGTGCAATCAATAAACAAGTCAGCATATATTTCTTGGCCATTGACTACAAGGTGGTGAATTCTTTTATCCTTACACCCCTGCATGACTCTCTCATACTTAACGGTTGTTACCTTATCATTGATAACTTTAGCACTATCACAATACTTCCTAAGGTATGTGCAAAAACTACTAGCATCTATATGAAAACTTCTATCCTTTTCTATTTGATAAGGAGATATAAGATTATGATTAAGTGGTAGTTTACCCTGCTCTGCTACAGTAACGAAAGGCATAAACAACTCTGCAAATGGAGGGACTTCATAACCCATTGCCTTTGCATACATCCACTCATGATATGATACGTCTGCTCTTATTGATTGACCATTAGGATAGTGAAAAACTTCACCTACCTTACTAAAATCTTGAAACCTACTGCTTGATTTGTATGTTGCTCTCGCCTCTCTTAGAAATGTCTCGTCATCAATCTCCATATACTTTAGATACTGATTGATGTGTGGTGTTGTAGATTCTCCCACACCAATAGACTCGCCACCTTCTATGATAGTTATATCCCAGTCACCAAATGTCTTACAAAGAGCAGCAGTTGTCATCCATCCTGCTGTGCCACCACCTACTATGACTACATTCATTTCTTTTTATTCCTCAACCTCTGCTCTAGTTTAGCATAAGCTACGTCTGCGGGTGACCATAAGTGTGGGTTTTTAATAATTTTTTTAATCGCTTTTCGTGTTGTTGTTTTTTTCATGAGTATCTTGCCATGTATGGAAATGCTTCATGAGTTTTTCGGATGCGAAACTTACAATGTCACCACCGTGACGTTGCATTCCTTCTTCGTTTGTTTCTATATTATTGAGATATCCTTCTGTAACCACGTGGTCACAAAACTCATACGCTGATTTATTTAGCGTAATATTATGGTGAATCAAACACAAAAGAGCAAGTTTCCTCTGCTCTGTCATGCCATCGTCCATTCTATACCCAGGAATCATAGCTCTACCCAATGAGATTTCATGTCATCTTTGACATCCATATTATAACCACGGTCATCCATGATGTCAAATGCTATTGTGATTCTTTCTACATCATCTAGATGTCTATCAGTGCCATGCTTCAACCATGTTGGGAAGATAGTCATCTTGTTAGTAGCATTCGGAGAAGACCATGGCTCTACTCCGTATGGGTTATAGTAATTAGTATTGGTTGGATATAAATCTTCGTTGACTTGGATGCATAGGTGTCCACTTAGGTGTTGATACGGTCCGAAACCATGACAGTGGACTTTAATCTTCTGATTCTTACGCATAACATTTGCCCAACACTGGACATATATCTTACCCTTATACTCAAAGTCCAAGTGTTTTAGAAACTCGTCATGTAGGTAACGTATCTCTGTCCTTAGTCCTCCTGCATTCTCAAAGTTTAATAAGTTATAACGATTAGACCTAGCAGTTAGACTCCGTTTACCAAGTCCAGTGCCCCAGTCATTTTCATATTCATACTTAGATATTATCTCTTGCTCTTTTCTTAAAATCTCTTCCTTTAAATCAGAATAATCTAACTTCGATATCTTCTCCCCTACAAAGTAATCCCAGTAAGGAGCGAAGGGTGTATAAGTCTCACACTTGAAGTTATAAATCTTCATCAGGTAATTGTTTGAATACTAAAAGTGGCTCGTCAACATCTTCCATTTCTGGATGTGTTTTATAAGCTCTCATTGCATCATTATAGTTGTTGACAGGTCTTTTGTCAAACTCTGCTAGTGTAGATGACATCATCTTCCACATAAAAGCAAAGGTCATACCAAATATACCTATAAAAAATGTTAGGTATACAAATATTGTGACGTCATTCATGTGTATTGCTCTGGTTTTTGATTCATAGGAACAACCTTAAAGGTCTCGAATTGAGACCCTAAGTGTTCTTGCGCTATGTGGCAGACGTTTTCTAAGAAAGCTGCTTTGTGTTTGGTCTTGTTGGAATACTTCTTAAGTGTAATCCATTGCCCCTTCATTAGTCCAAGAAGAGCAAACCTTTCGTGCTCCACGACATCTCCTGTCCAACTATCTTATATAGTTAAACAGTTACTGTAGCAAGGGTTGTGCTTAAACTTACTGCACATAGGAATATCCATGGCACAGTTTTAATTGGGATACGTTTCATTGTTTTAAAGTGCGTATGCGAGTGTTGGTGCGTATGCAACTGCTGCTGCTACACATGCGAAAAAGAAAACACTTGTTAAATATTGTCTCATAATAGTCCTGCTGCTCCTGCGGTAATACCGACGGTAAGAAAGAAACCAAACTCGAGAAGGTCTCGAGGAAGGTTAGTGTTGAGTAATAGTAATGACAACTCTATCATGAGTATTTATACTTAAGTGCCTTGCGGGAGGTAGTTATATACTGGACTCATGACTCCGCCACCTCCATCGTCATCATCATCGTCGTCTTTATCAAAAGGCAAGTCACCTAGCATCAACCAACTGCACAAGAATACCGTAATTACTGGTAAAAATGGAAACAGTATAGTGTTAACCCAAGTATTATAATCTGCCTCTAATATCATTAAACAAATCCTGGGATGATTTGTCCTGTTGTTAGGTATGCTCCTAATCCTGCAATGATACCTAGCATTGCTAGTCTACCATTAATCTTTTCGGCAACAACCTTTTCCTTTTCGATTGGTTTAGGTGTTGTCATTAAAAGATACCTGGGATTAGTTGTCCTGTTGTAGCATATGCGCCTACTGCTGCTACGAAGCCAAGCATTGCTGCCCAACCGTTAAATCTTTCTGCTTCTGGTGTCATGATTGTGTCCTAGATAAAATTGAATAAGTGAATGTGTCTTTAGAATCCTAAGATACCAAAGAAAAAGAAACTGCCTGTGGCAATGTATGATATAAGTCCTGTAGTAAATCCGAGCATGGCAAGTCTGCCGTTAATCTTCTCAGCATTAGGACCATAACCCTCATACTCTGAGTCGAGATAAGGAACTGGCTCAGTTGGATACATGTTTTGTCTTCCGCCAGATTCGGTTACAGTAGTCATTGTGTTAAGTTATGTAACAATGTATATACTATATATCAAATTGTAAACTTTGTCAAGGGCGGTGTGACAGTTTCGTGACTGTCTTATGTTTTTTTAATAAGAAATATAACTTATTCTAATGTCTCTCCGTAATCTACTTCACTATTAAACTGTATATAATCTTCCATGTTTACGTCAGGTGTAAAGGAAATGTCACCTATACCGTCACTTAAAAAGATAGGTCCTGCCTCCTCTTTGCGGTCATGCTTTGGCATTTCATCTCTGATTGATTTCAATCCTTGATAGTAATGAAATAAAAGATTGAGTGTCTCATCTTTCAACTCTTCAGTTTCCAATGCATCTTTAAACGCTGCCTTTGCATAGTGGACAGCTTTATCAAAATTTTGGCAGGACATGGTGAGAAAATTAATTGTTTTTTATATAGGCTCGGACTTCATCGGATGGGTCTAACCACTTTGTGTATTCAAAGTCTTCGATGGCAGTCTCTAATTGCATACCATTATCACAAAGATACATGTCTCTGTATCTGTCTGTGTATTCGTTGTATTTCTGGATGCGATAGTCAGGCATTCCGTTATCAAGAGTCCCTGCTTCGACATATCGGTAAGGGAATCGCTCTGTGATGACAATAGGTTTCATGTGAGGTTTGTATAACCTTGTCATTATAGCACACTATGTGAAAGAAAACCACCCTGTAATGATAAATTTTTCTGATGTATTGGAAACCACACCTCTATGGAAGTGCGTCCAATCTGATGGCCATATGACAGTGTATCCTCTCTTAGCAGGCACATACTTGTCTTGATGAAACCACTCTGTGCCTCCGTCAGGCACATCATTCAAATATGTCATAAACACTAGGTGTCTATAGACATTCCCAGGTGAAGAGTTTGCCCTCTCTGTGTGCCACTCTTTGAATCCACCACCAATAGGATAGTGTTGGAGGGATAGTGGTTCTATTATCTCAAATCTAGATAACTCTGCGAAGGGAAACCTCTCAAGATATTTATTTAATACCCCTTGAAGTGACATCAAATAGTTGTGAATCTCAGGTAAATGTAAGGAAACAGGGACATGTAAGTCTAGTGAGTCCTTGTAGTCTTTATCAACAAACTTATCTCCACCTTCATAAACCATGCCCTCATGACGAGCAAGTATATTTTGATGATGCCAGAAATGATATAGTCCTTTGACTACACTCTCTTCAATATAGTCACCCCATATGAAGTCTGACTCTTTCTCACACAGTTTACCTTTGTAGGTTACGATTTCTTTCAACAGTCCTCTCGGTATTCTCTAATAATTATCTTGGGGTCACCCTCATCATCCCAGAGTGTGCGTTTAACTATGTCAGTTTTACCTCTCATATTATATGAGATGATTGTGCGTGGCACATCTGATGTATTATCTTCTGCTTCGTGTGTGATATGGGATGGGAAGATTACCATGTCACCTTCTTTTACTGGTGGTAAATAGTCTTCTAACTTTCCATTCCAAGGATTACCAAATGGAGAATAGAATTTAGTTGGAAGATGTACTTTCTCATCATAGTCCAAGTAAATTACTGACGACCATCCAGATGCACCATGATTGTGACAACCATGTGACATCCCTTTCAATGCAGTTTGAAACCACATGTCAGTGAATTCTACACGTGTTTTTCCTGTGAAATCCTGTAGGTAAGGAGTGATGATATCAA